TGATTGGATCGTATGGTTATAAACATTCAAGCTTTGCGCCGTTCCAGCTAGAGAAGCGCCCTGCAAAGTCAAGGTATAAGTGCTGTTAGCCGTCAAAGCATGAAACTGAACAAGTGAAGCACCGGTGCGAGCGTTCTGTGTGGTAATCGCTTTCGCATAACCGCCAGTCACAGTTGTGGGGCCAGTCAAGTTATAGGTCAAAGCCATACCGTTGCCAGTAAGCGTTGAATTTGCAATATCGGCTGTCAAAACAATAACCACAAGGCCAGATTTACCTGTCGTAATGGTTTGTGTTGGTGCACCTGTGATTGCGCCAAAAGTGGTGGATCCTGACCGCGTATAGTTTGTGTTTGTTGAAATGTGAGTGGTTTGTACAGCATAAGTTCCAACCAAAAGCGCATCCACATCATCCGCTAATTCTTGGATTTTCGCTGCACCAGCCGAAATGTCATCAGTGCTAGTGGGATACGCTAAAGAATAATTAGTTGTTGAGCCTGCCATTATGTGTCCTTAGGATGGGTTGTAGATGGTAGAGGGTACTACAACAAGGGATGTCTCTGCGTGCTTGTTGGTGAGGTTCAAAGTGACCCCTCGGATCATGTAAGTATGGTCACCGCCATACGCGGTAGGAATATTAGTTAAAGGTAGACGGACGGGTTTACCTGAAATGTAAAAGTTTTGCCATTCACCAGCGGTATGGGTGAACTTGTCCAGATCCAAGGTCAAAGACTGAAGGTACTTGTTTGGTTGTTTGTAGGCGTTAATTTTATCTTGAACAATCAAAGGGGCAATAGTGCTCGAACCCTCATATGAAGGGTTCAAATCAATGTACCTATCGCCGTACTGTGCGTACGAGGTTGAATCCAAGTAGGTGGCTGTAGTGGCAGTAGCAGCATCATAAATACCAGCATTATTAATGACATTGTTCAAGTTTTGTGAAGCATTAAGGCTGGACCACAAAACACAGGTTTTAGCATCAAGGGAAGTGACCAGCGAATAGTTTGTGTAACTGCTAGGAGCATTGAGAGAAACAGTGGCGTTGTTAAACCACATCCACCCCTTGTACTTAGAGGACATAACGTCGGTGATGAACGAAAGGATGTCACGTCCAGCAGAAGGGATTTGGTACATCAAAGTAGAAGCTGTGAGAGTGTCCCAGTCGAAAGTAATACCGGTGAAGTCATTTGTGTAGTCAGCCCAAGTGGTAGTTACAGCAGCCCACGTCAAACCTGCTGGGGCCTCAGCCCAAGTCAGTTTGGCAATTTCAGAATCCAAAAGGGCTGTCAGGTTCGCCCAGTTATCAATCGGGTAGGAGCCGATGAACTGGCTTTGAAGCAGTTGCGTAGAGATTTTTGGGCTGAGCAAGTCCAGTTCGACAAGCTGCGTAGTTGCATCATGATTCACGGCCGAACAGTCGTAACCTTGAACAATGCCAGTCCACTGCACATAGTCGCCCACACCCACGCCCTGAGGGGTAATCGTGAAAGTAACTTCCTTACCGAGCCACCAGTCGGGGGTTTGGGTCACACCTGAAACAACAGGCAAACCAAGAAACCCTGCTTTAGCAGATGCAGGCTGAGGTAACTCATAAGGCAACACAGAACCCGAAACGATTTGCAAACTGTCAAGCATCGAACCGTAATCCGCTGAACCGTACCCCGCAACAGTGACCGTGGTGTTGTAACTGGTAGGCATCAGGCAAACCCTAGAACGCCTGCTTGTGATCCACCGTTAGCGGCAATCTTTGACAGGGCCCGTTGGATGGCTCGGGCTGATTCTCGTGAGTCAGCTGCACCGTAAACGTTCACGGTGACACCACCGCCCATACGGTGGTTTGGTGTGATGTTTCCGCCACCACCGTTTGGTGTAAATAGTTCTGGACCATTCTCGCCAACAAGGTAGGACATACCGGTACGGACTTGACCGCCAGAGGCTTTACCGCCACCAAATAATTTTTCAAATCCAGTTTTGACCCCTCTAATAAATGTGCCAGGGGCAGAATATTGAACTAGATTCAATGGGTTATCAGCAACTGATTTGTAACTGCCAGCGACAAAACTTAAAGAATCAGCAACAAAAGCCAAACCATTAACAAGAGTATTGAAGTTGCCTTCTGGATCATCCAATTCAAGTTTTTGAAACAATTTACCGAACTCTTCAGCAGCCTTTTTGACTGCTTTACCAAAGTTGATCCAAGCATCTTTCGATTCAGAGTTGGCTGCATAATTGAGCCCATCCATGTCTTTCTTTGCACCAAAAGCAGCCTGTTGCAAAGTCTTGCCGTCACCACCTTGCAACACATCGATAAACGTTTGGATACCACTAACACCATCAGTTTTTAACCAGTCCACAAACGTAGTGAAAGTAGGTGCCAAAGCCTGACCAATTTGCACTTGAATGTCATCCCAAACCGCCGACAAAGTGCGCTGAGAGTTAGCCAAGCCGCCAGAAGTGCGCTCAAAATCGCCCTGGGCGTCGCCAGTTTGTTTCAAAATTGTTTTATACGAAGCCAGAACTTTTGCGGACATATCTAAAGTGCCTTTGCCTTTATAAAGGCCCATGTCCATCGCTTCAGCCTTTAACGTGGCATCATTAAGCAAAACACCATACTTGCGGATAGGTTCAGACTCACCACGCAAAGCAGCACCAATGGCTTGAATTGCTTCCTCAGGAGAAGTGTTATTAAACGAAGCTAAATCAGAAGCCAACACAGTCAGATTCTTAGCGAACCCAGTAAGCTTTTTTCCTTGCAAACCAGCAGACTTACCAAAAATAGCAAAAGTTGCGGCAGCATCTAAAGCCTGAGTCTGAGATTGGCCGAACCCTTTAGCAGCGCCCTTTGACCATGTCTCAAGTTCTTTAGCGTTCTTACCAAAAAGTACATTAACTTTAGACAAGGTTTCTTCAAAGTCCGATGCAGCTTTAATGCCATCAACACCAAGTTTTATAGCAAAACCAGCCGCAGCCGCAGCTGCACCGGCAAACGCCAAACCGATACCCTTAGCAACACCCTTAACACGATCGCCAAAAGTCATTGTTTGCTTAGTCGCAGAATTCAAACCTTTACTGAACTGGGAAGTATCAGCGAGCAAAGCCAACTTCATCATACGAGTAGCAGTGTTCACCGTGTGCTCCAGTCATCAATCAAATTATCAACAGCCTGATACCAGCGCCGTCTAATCTCAGGTTGCAACTTCGTCAAAGTAGGGAACAACCAGTAACCCTTGCTACCGCCATTAGAAGTAGGTGCCGAACGAGGAGGGAACGCGCGACCACCATTACGAAGCAAAGCGCGACGGGCACCGAACTCGACACCGAAAAGAATGTCTCCGACAGTGCCGCCGCCACGTTTGTAGGAAGTGATTTTTTTGCTACCACCGATAGAGATGGTAGGTATGCGGTCATAACGTGCTTGGATCGTGTCCGCGATAATCTTTTGACGAGGAGAAATAGCAGCCAAACGTAAAGCCGTAGCAGTCATACGGCTAATATCCATCACTTCGTCTTTAAGTTCTTTATTTGCCTCTTTGTTCATTTTGTTCATAACAGACAAAAAGTCTTTGAGGTCTTGGTCATCGATACGGATGGTCACATTCATACTGCGGTCAGCTGTGGACTTGCCACGCTTACTCGCTAGTGGTGAATTGTTAGCCATTGTTCCGTTTCTCCAAAATATCTAGGACGGTCACGATAATTGACTCGTCTTGTTCCAGCCAAACACTGGGAGGAATCTGTGTGACGACTGCAAGTTCACAAGCCAGCCGCCCCACAGACCCCTGCTCTAGGATTTTGGGTCAGATTCCAAAACATCAAAATCCTCAACCTGATTAACCCAAACTTCAAAAGGTGCAAGTCCCTCTTCAGTGCGACCAAGAGCGCGGTGGCACATCCAAAGAATATCGCCCAAAGCTGGGTTCTTTTCAAACTCGGATATTGATTTTTTGAACTTCTGTTCCCATGCGTAACGATCACTAATACGGATAGCCGTAGCAGCGGTTGTTTCATCAATATAAGTGACGCGGATTTTCATTGAGGGTCCTTATGCTTTAGTTGGTACACCGGCACACTGGAAAGTAACTGACCAAGTAAGTGCATCGTTACCAGCGCCACCGACGGTTGGGTATTCAGGGTAAAGGCTACCAGTAAACGTTTGGCTGTTGCAGGTAAGAACAAACGAAACAGCGGTGTCAGGTGTGCCAGCGGCAGTCCACAAAGCGTCCATGAAATCAGAAGTACCAGAGGTCCAGTCCTGCAAAGCTTCAACAGCGAGAGTGACGTTGTTGTCCACTACCTTGAATGCCTTGGTTCCGCCAATGAGGTTGTAGGCGTTACGGGTTTGCTCGACGGTAAGGATTGCCGAGGTGATTTGCTCAGTGCGTGAAACGGCGTTGATCGACAATGTGAGAGTGCCGCCATTTAGGATAGTTGTTGCCATTGTGTTTCCTTTCTCAGAAAGAGACTGCGACTTCGAGGTCGATGTCGCTAACAGTCAAGTAGGCGGTTCCCACTTGCAGTTCTTGTGGTGCCGAAACAGACTTCAGAACAGTCCACTCTGGGAGCAGTTCAATGATGTCTGTGATGAAATCCTCAAGGCGTGTCAGTTCGCCCTGATTGTCAGCAGTGTTGGCGCAAACCTTGATTCGGTAATTGACTGTCACGGCTTTATTGCCAATGGTCAAAGGTGTGAGCCAAGGGGAACCAGGTGTAATGATGACACTGTTAGCGGTCGGGCTGTCAGGTGGGTAACTGAACGTCTGCCACTGAGTGTCGTTAGTTATTGCAGCTGCAAGGTCTTGGCGTACGGATGCGAAAGACATGATTAGCCGACCATCGAGCCAATGCTCATGTAAGGGGCTAGAAGGCCCTTCACACGGGTTAGGAGGCTGTGTCCCATACGGAAAGGTGCAGGAGCGAAATCAACGCCCACACCTTGCCCGTTGGAGGCTGTGCGAGCCTGCCACACATCAGCAGCGGTCATAAGTAAAGCCTGATGAACAGCCTCAACGCCAGTCCAGTCAGCAGCCACACCGATCGAAGCGGCAGGGATGACATAACGGGTCGTCACATCCGCATTGGTTTTATCCCACGAAATTGTGTAAGGGCCAACAGCGGTAATAGTTACGGTGCCATTGAAAGGTGTTGCAAGTGTTGAGGTGACAGTTTCACCGACCACAAAAGTTACAGGCGTTGAGGTTGTAACTGTTGCCACATTGTTCAGCAGTTTCTTACCTACAACTGGGAGGGTGTGCTGTTGCAACATTGGGAGGATGATTTCCTCAGCTGCATCAATGCAGGATTGAACTGTTTCGTCATCGTAGAGAGCCCCAATACCGAGAGCGTCACGGAGTTCAGCGACTGTGACATATGACATTGGGGCTCCTTACTTTGATGGGAGACCATACCCACAAAGAGATATGGTTGGTGGAAAGAGGGGCAGGCAATCCGCTACCTGCCCCTCAGTTTAATTAAGCGATGTTGAGACGGCGGATACCGGTGGCCTTCTTGACTGCGATAGCGCCGTAGCCGTAAAGACCGATCTGGACCTGTCCTGAGTTCAACAACTGAACCTGCAACTGGGTCACAGGTGATTCGTACCAAGTAACTGCATTAGGGGCAACCAAGAATGCAGAGTCATCGACAAAGCCTGACGCTGCAACGTTTGAGTCAACGTAGAGCGCCTTGTCGAGGACGTTACCAACAACGCTGTTACCTGTTACGGCACCTGGGTTATTTTGTGGGTTGTTCGCGAAGTAAAGCGGACGGCCAGTGGTGTCAGCCATGCCCATGATTGAACCCCAAACGTCAGGTGATGCAATGAGGTTAGAGGCGTATTCGCCAGTTGCTTTGAAAGCAGCAGCAGACTCAGTAGCGATGAAGCTCTGAAGGCCAGCAGCAGTAGCAGCGACACCAGTAGAAGCGGTACCTGATGCAACGAGTGCACTCAAGACAGCGGTGTCGGTTGCCTTAGCGTAAGCAAAAGACATTTGGCGGAGAAGTTCAGCCAAGAAAGCAGGGTTTGAACGATCGAGAAGTTCGTAAGAAACTTCGTTCTTGCCTGAGTACTTTTTGATGTCTACTGTGATGTAGTCAGAGGTCATGCCTGTTTCTGACGGTGCATCGCCTTCAGCAACTTCAGCGACGGTTGGCTTGGTGCCAAGACGAGGAATAGTGAAAGACATACCTGATGAAGGAAGTGCTTCACGGCTGATTGCATCAATCGCTGGGCGACCTGCAAAGTTGGTGGTAATCATGTTGGTCAAGTGCTGAGGCAAGGTAAGACCAGTGTTTGTGCTGGTTGAATCGTCAGCAGCACGAACGTACTGACGTGACTCATCGTTACCCATAGCAGCCTTGATGCTGTGATCAAGGTAAGAGGTAGCATCTACGATTGGTGAACGTGGTGTGGTGTAGGCAAGACCTACAACTGGAGCCGAAGCCTCTACGGTTTCTGCGGCTTCAACTG